AGACTTTTTAGCCCCTTTAATTCCCTCAACAGTAATTACTGCTTGTTCTGGGTACTTTACAATTGAAGCGCTTCTTGACGCTACGTTTACTAATCTTTTTTGACCGAATACTATATTCATAATCTTACTAATTTAATGGTTACTATTGTTTTTGTTTAAAAAGGGAGAGCTCTCATCTCCCTGTGCTTAAATAAGAGTGTTATTCTCCATCTTCATACTTTCTTATTGCTTCAAGTGCTGCAGCCATGTCGTTGTCAATTACTTGACTACCAAACATTCCTGCTGGACTTTTAGCCATATTAGTTGTATTGTTTTGAGTCATGAAACCATAATGAATATCATTACCTTTCTTCTCAACAACAGTTTCTAATATAATACTGAACATTCCTTCAGGTTTAACTACATCCTGAACTAGTTTACCTCCTGGTACACCAAATACAGTTCTGTCAACGCCGTTGAAACTTTTTACTTCTGTATGAGCCATAACTATTACGGTTAAGTCATCTCTAAGTCCATCAATAGATTTTAATGTTTTGTAAACATTATCACCCATCTCTGTAAACTTAGCAAAACCTACCGTCTTAGCTTTCTCCATAAACTCACCAATCATTGCATATGTAATTGTATCAATTACAATCTTATTAATGTCTGGTCTACTTTTACTGATATAAGACATACCAGCTTTTATCTTTTCCCAATTAGTAGTTTTAAGAAAATTACAATTAGCAGGATTAAATTTTCCTGTTGCAGGATCTGTATCCCTGTAATTTTTCTTCCAACCTCTAAATGGTAAAGCTTTTTCATCTGGACAAATGATGAAGGTTTCTTTAGGATCTAAATTACCTAAAGAGAAAGTTTTTCCTGTCCCACTGAAACCAGTTACTAGAATCTTATTTGCCATTACTATCTTGTTTTACTTGGGTTAATAAATCATTCACCATGAACTTACTTAATAAGAATGCCATCTCTCTGGTTGAAAAGTGCGACTCAATAGACTCTGCTATCAAAGCTGTCTTGTTACCTTGTCTACCTCCAGATGATACAACTATCATGTCTTCGACAAATGCTGTGTTTCTATCTTTAAATTTTGCAGTATCAGCTGTTAAACCACACGCTACAACAGTATCATCCTTACTGAAATCATATTCGCCAAATTCCTCTATTTTAACTTCAGGTCTTGGCACTCCTTTAGCTGCTTTTCTTTTGAAAAAATCACTCATAAACTGTATTGTTTTTAAAGTTCAAAGATACGATAAATAGCTGTATTACACAACTATACACCATACTTTTCGTTAATAATTGCATAAATTTCTTTCCACTTAGGAAGCCCCGTTAAGCACTTATCATCAATGTACATGTCAGCTGATATCTTACGACAATCTGCTCCATAATGCTTGATAATGTGTGGAAAATTACAATTAACATAATGATAAGGTATCTCATTCTTATGCAACCATTTGATTGCATCAGATACAGCTATTCCTTCTCTACATGTATTTATAACTATCCCGTAATTGTTTTTAGCTAACTTTTGAATAAACTTAGCTGCACCTTTACGTTGCATACCTAATGCAGGATAATCACTTAAACATATTGTATCATCAAAATCTATTGCTAATACAGCATTAAAGCCAGCGTGATTATAATCTAATATTTGACTACTCATCTTTTTCTATATTTAAATCGATATATCTGTCATCCATATCCTTTTTGTACATACTCATATAAGACAAAAACATTGCATTACACAATATATGTCCAACATGAGATAATTTACTCTCAGGATCATTTTCTTCACCCTCAATAAATGCATTGAGGTGTCTTTGAAGGCTCTCAGTTACTTCTGTGTACTTGAGTCCTTTCTTCCAATTGTGGTCATCATATTTTTCAGCTCCAAACATTAGAACTCTAACCATTGGAGCTAGTGCCTTCCAAGACACTAAACTCCACTTCAACTTACCTGTGTTATATCTTAAACCTGCCATTATTTGTCAAGTCTAAATCCATACATAACTGGGTGCCTTGGTACTCCCGTATCGGAGTATTCAAAGAATCTTAACTCACATGCTTTGCCAATATGCAAATGCTTATTAGCTAGCAAGTCTTCAGCCTCAGCGTGAGATAGTGAAATACCCGCACCCAATCTGTTGTTCTCAGCTCCTTCCCAAAAGAAAATAGGCTTACCATGTGTAGGTCTTTTTTCTGATGGAATTACATCCATTAATGTTAAAGCCATATCTTCGAAATCTTTCAACTTCAATAGACTTGAACTTCTTCCATTAAGTTTATATCCATCATCGCCATGACGAACAATAGTTCCTTCATAACCTTCAGATATATTGTAAGCATGAAAAGCCATTAACTCTTCTTTACTTTCAATAACTGTAGTTGGAACATATTCTAATACTTCCGGATGTTTTAAACACAAGCTCTTAAGAATATTTAATCTATCCTTAAATGGTGCGTCCATAACAATATCATAAACATGATACTTAACATTCTCAGTTTTACCTGGTCTATATTTCTTTATCATTCTCATGTTCTCTTGAAATGTCTCACCGTGAGCATACAATTCTCCATCAAGTATAACTCCCATATAAGGAAGCTGACTTGTAATGTGATCTAATGTTTCAATCTTATTACCAGATCTTGACGTTAAAGTAGCATTCTTGCAATCACCTAGTCCACGCATACCATCTAATTTAGGCTGTGCGTAACAAGGATAAGTTACTTTCTTCTCCTCTTTCCCAAATACTTTAGCTAACATTGGAAGTATTACTACTTCATCAATTGCTTCTTGTTTGGTTTTAAAATAACCTTCCTTAAGCTTCTTTGTATATTTAGCTTCAGCCTCTAAATCTGCTTGTTGTTCAGGAGAAGTCTCATTGGATCTTCCAATATTTTTCCCTTCACATTGACTTACATTATGAGTAGCTTTACCATCTATTAATCCTGAAACTTGAACTATAGTTGAACCATCTGTATTAATATCAAGGAACCTAATTTTCCCTTTACTATCTTTTTTATACAGAGTATCCATTAAGATCCAAAGAATTTACTAATCTTTTTGTTAAGATCAGCATTACGTTTACGAATTGATAATAAAGCATCTTGTTCCACTATTGCTGCATCAATAACATCTTGTGTTGCATCAAGATCTTCTTGAATACCTTCGTCAGCTGCTTGCAACTTTCTAACTGTGTTATTGAATAATGAAAATGCATCATCACTAATTGCTTGATGCTTCTTTACTGCGTCTTTTTTACTAAACATTTTAATTTTAAATTTATTGGCCAAAGTTTTTTGTAGTTCTTGGCTTACCTACTCTTCCTAACAACAAATCTGCTGCTTGTTCAAATTTTACTAACTCACTTTTTTCACTAGATTTAGGTAACTCCTTAAATCTATTAGTGGCTCCATCGAATAAATAATGGTAATACTTATTAGGCGCACCAAATCTATTTTTCAATATCTTCAATGCTCTAAATGAATCTCTAAATCTTCGAACATCATAACCATGATAGTCTTCAAATCCATACCTGTCTGGAGAATAAACTCCAATTACAACTTTTGCGTCACGCTGAATCTCCTTGTTATTGGCAAATCCTGCTAGGGAGGGCTCAGTTTTCTTCTGAATACTCTCTCCTCTATTAGTAAATTGCTCCTTCTCACCGGATTGTTCCTGCTGTATAACATTAACAACAGCCCATCCCCAGTGTTTGGTGATTTGCTTTAACGCATAATTTGTACTCCATTGGGCCATGGTTTGATGTTGATTCCTCATTTGACCACTAATCTTATCCTTCTCAGGGGTAAGTAGGCTCATGTGATCAACAACGACTATTACAATTGCGTTAGGGTCGTTCGGCTCATAATGACTATACACTTTAGTTATTTCTTTCTTAGTGTACTTGTTGCCATCTTCATCAATCTTATTCTTGATGAACTCTCTGTTTTCATAGATATGTGAACCATTTTTGTCAGCATGATCTCTACAGTACTTATAAATACCTGTAGGATTGTATACTGAATCAATAACTTCTACATTATCTAGCAATGTTTCTACATCATCAATGTTATTTTCAATAAGATCCATTGTAGCTTGGTCTAAAGATTTCTCTTTGTAACCCTGAAGCGTTAATAAATCCATCCTGATATTACATCGTGCTGATATAAAATTACATATCATAGTATCTATAAACTCTGCTTTAGACTCCTCTAGTGCAAAATAAAATATCTTTAATTTGATATTATTCTTTAATGCATATTCTAGAGGTTCTCTAACAGCAAGAGCCTTAGTTACTTGTGTTTTACCAACACCTGATCCGGCTGTAATCATTGTAATCATTCCTGGAACTATTCCTGGAACTGATTCGGCTAATTTAGGATAACTACTAAATGGGATGCAAAAAATCTTACCTGAATCTTTTTGGACTTTTATATCCTTAAGCTCATCAAGTCTTTTTCTTACTTTACCCTGTTGTATTAAATCATCCATTATCATTCTCCTTTCCAAAAACTTTAACTGGAGGTAGCTCTGCATCTGGATCCACATTTAAATAATGTTCACCCGTGTTACCATTTTGAGCAATAATATTCATCCTAGCTTCACTTGCATCCTCATCATAATTAATTATAGGTGAATTATTTTGAAGTGGTAAGCTTTTTGCAGGAATCAATGACTCAACTACTTCCATCATTATACAAACATGACCATCAGCCCAATTAGGACTAGGTGGAGGTATGTTTCCAGGAGTGCTGTACTTTGTACCGCATTCTCCGCACTTAAATGTTTTTCCCATTACATATAATCTT